TCTGCCCTTTGTATCTTTTGAACACATTTTGCAATTTGCATGTGTGGTACTCCTATCGTTGGTTGATTGTTGATTTGACTTTATAAAAAGTCTCTAAGCCTACTCGGTGAATAGGCTTAAAGTCTGTTTATTAATTTCTTCTGTAAATGTAATAATCAACGTCATTAATGTTAGCTTCTTCTTCGCCACCATCATAATAATTTAATGAATGACCTCTGCCGTCCATCTTGGCGTCACTCTTCCATTTTTCATCATCAAAATACTGTCGTGCTGTGTCTGGCAAGTCTGGCAGTACGCATTCGTCAAGGAAGCTGTCAAGGCTTTCGTCCCATGCTTGGTCAGCTTCGTCGTCAGTCATTACAGTATAATTTCTGTCTGAATGTTCAAAACTTTTGTAGCTGTTCACAGTTTGCCAAATGTCAAAATTATAAGTGTCATGTTCAACCGCTACACATCTTCCAATTTCAATAATAACACATGGCTCATCTTCTATATGGTAACCATCATCTCTTAAAGTTACTGCAACAGCTTTAAGCCTATCGCTTGGCTCGTCTGTGCTGTCAGTATAGAAATCAAAAGTATTAAAAGTGTGTTTTACTAGGTCGTCAGCGTTTCTGCTGAACTCATCTTTTTTAATTGTGTTTGTTTGCATTGTGTTAACTCCATGTTTGTTTGTGTTTGTAAGTTGCTACTGCAACAGACAAGCCGACCAGTGCCGACTTGTTTCGCCTTTTAAAGGCTCGTCAGTGTTGCTCTATATAAATAAATCATCATCAAATTCTTTAGGCAGAAAACCAATATCTTTTTTACAGTCTTTTTCGTATTCAGCTACTAGTTTGCATTTTAAATTGCCATGCTTGTCATCATTTGGTATTTCAATATTTAATAATGTGAAAATATTGTCCAAACCATAACTAACAATTCGCACTGCTGAATAATCATTTTTTTCATTCTCAGCTATTGAAACTTTAGTCTCAATCAATGCTCTTAATTTAATTATTTTGTCTTTTGTGATTGCGTCCATAGTTCACTCCATTGTTTGTGATTTGTTTCGGACTGTGTCTGCGTGTCCTCGTCAGTGACGCATTAAGCGTCATACAAATTACAAGCTGTCCGTAACATCACGCTAGTGACCGCTTACAGCTTTGGAGGACTTTCCACACACCTTAGAGATATCAACTCGCCCAGATTAACCCTATCCGCAGGGTTGTGCCTGTGTGTGGCTCTTGATTTTTGTATGTAGATAAAAACCAGTAAAAAATAAGTAACTAATATCTATATATACATGCGTTTACGGATTGCAATAGCTAAAATGAAAAAAAAGTAAAATAATTTAAAAAAAGCCATAAAAGCCTTATTATATGCTATTTATGGGATAATATAGGAATATATAAGATTTAATAGGATAATCCCATATAGGTTTAATATCCTGCACCGTATACATTATAGATATATCTAATATGAATATGCTTTATTATTATTACTATTATAATATTAATGATGGTGTCTCTTGTGGTGGGCTTGTGGTGTACGTGTGGAGATACTCAGAGAGATACTTACTAATAACCCTGCGTTGGCTGTGTGTGTATACTGTGTGGTTTTCTTTTGTTTTCTCTATAATGGGAACTTTTATAATTAAATTAATATGACCTCTGCCCTGCGTCCTGCTCTTGGTGTGGCTGTGCGTGGCTCTGTGTGGCTTGGTGTGTGGCTCTGCGTGGGCTGTGTGCGTGATACTTAAAGAATGCGTAAGGTTGGCTGTGTGCATACATAAAGACCAAACCAAAAAAACAGACTAGCTGAAGCACACGCAATAATAAAAAAGAATACGCCCACACCACGCATATGCAAAGGATATGCTCTCCTAGTACACAAAAAAAACCGCTAACCGCCTACTTTTTTGACTTTCTGGCGTGGTTTTTATGTGGTCTATGGGGGAAACTCACCTTTTCGTAGAGACGAATACCCCTTCATATTTTTTTATTAAATATTTCTCATACGTTCAGCCATACGCATAGCCCTCTTTGGTGTCTGTTTAGCCCACCTACTGTCTAACATTTCCTTACTTGCAGTAACATAATCACTCTCTTGGAGTGCAGAAAGCATACCATGAAACTTAGAAACACCGTAACTACCCATCTGATAGCACATCTCAACCACTATATGTCTGGCTGTGTCGTCTACATTAGGGCTTATCATTAGCAAATCTTCTGCTCCTGAGACTGCTCTAGCAAAGTCTCTTTCAAATAACTTATTCCAACCTGCCATGTCTGTAGGAGGTATCTCTCCCTCTAACATTTTATGACCATAGCCACCTGTAAGATAACCTTCAGTACACTTATAAGTCTCCATACGGAAACCTTCTTCTTTTTTAATCTCAGCTTTAGTCTGTTCTATATCCATCTGTCCTTACCTCTCTTAGTGCCAGTTGTATGTTCCATAAATCTTTCTAAATCTTTATCTAGCAAGTCATCTTTGTGTTGACTGTAAGATAATTGTTGGTCTCTATCTAATCGTTCTATCCAATAGTTTGCACAGATAGCTAATGCGTCTATAGCATCATCATGTCTAAGTGAACCCTTGTCTCTTGTGAGCCTTGTCATCTGTCTAAACAACTGATGGTCAGGTTCATTCTTAAAATCTTCTTTAATTAGTAAATCATCTATGACTAACCTGTGTGAGTTCATAAGAGGTTCAAGTGTATCTATAATACGTTTCTCTTTCTGAATGTTATGTCTAACTTCCTCAATCTCACATGGGTGTATCTTTGCCATGATAGGTTTAAGTAATTGTGTAGCCATACCGTCACCAAAGTTACTTTCAATAATCACATAGTTAACATCATGCTTCTTAGCAATGTTTGATAACCTAGCCATTGTAGTATCTGAATATCCGCCCTCTAAAGAGCCGACAGCAGTTAAATACAACACACCATGAAGCATTTTAAGCACTGCATACGCTGTTTTGTCTTCTCCTCGACCACTGGGGTCGATTGACATACATGTGCCTTCAAACGGAGTGTGTTCGTCACTCATATACATAGGAGCAACAAAATAATCACCTTTAAGTCCCACATTGGGAATATCTGGGTCTATAGCTTTCATTTGCTCTGGTGCTGAAGCCCATTGTATCTTTGCAGGTGCTTCTTTCCAAGTTGAACAACCTGAAGCTACTATTAAATCATTTAGTTTAAGAGGGTATCTATTTGCGTCAGACAAACTTGTATCTAACATAAATTGTAAGTTAAACCCTGAACGACCATAGGAAGCTAATCGTTCCATCAAGTCTACTCCATCAAACCTTTTAGGGTCTGTAGGGTCTCCTTCTTTACCTGCGATAATGTCAGCAAGTTTATTACCGTAACCAACTGATTGTGCTTTAGTTGGTACTAATGCTGTCCATATCTTTGTCTTAAATCCTCTTTCCTCTAATGTATTGTATAATGACATTTCATTTTGAGGTGTACCTAGAAATATAATTCGTCCTACTTCTGGTTTAATAATTGCATCAAATTCTTTTACAGTTTCACTTAATCTATCTCTCATAAGTTGCGTTTGGGAGTTATTGGCACTCTCAACGTCATCTGCGATAATTAAATCTGCTCTACTACCTGTTAACTGACCTGTGATACCCATAGATTTAACTGATGGTGCATGACTGGCTGTTGCAGGTGCTACATCAAAACTAATCTTTGAATGTCTTTGGTTGTCTCTGGGTATTAGGTGAGATAATAAAGGCATCTCTCCAATTAATCTTTGTGTAAATGTACTGAAATCATCAGCCCTACTTTTAGATGCAGATACAACTAATATGTTCCTTTGTGGATTTAACAATAGTTGATGCACAACGAATGCTGAAGTAATCCAAGATTTACCTACTCCTCTAAACGCTTCTATAACCAATCGTTTTTCTTTTGATTGCAGATAGTCTGCTATATCATATTGTATTGGTGTTGGTTCAGGTAAGTTTAAATGTTTCCAACATAAAAATAAAAAGTTCTTAAAATTCTTTAATCTATTGTCCATCTGTATCAAACGGTATGTCATCAAGAATGTTGTCTTCCTTTTTAGTCAAAGGTTCTGTGCTATAAGTTTTACAAACTTCTAAACACACTTTCATTTCTGATGCCGTTAATTCGTCTCCTGATTTTAATTTTGTATACGCATGAGTTACTAATAACTGTGGCAACTCTTTTATAATAGTCTGTAAACTACTGCGGTCTTCCTTGTCCGTTGTATTTTTTAAAGGTACTTCCTTTGTTTCTTGACTTGACATGTATTCCTTTTCTTTTTTTAGGTTTTTCTCTAGGTACATANGATTTTGCTGTTTTCATTATTTAGATAGCCTATCCATGTGATTATAAATTCTGCCAATCTGTTTATCNATTGACATAATTTCTTCGCTTAACATTCCTANATGAACCTCAAGTTCTACGATAGTCATTAGTACCCAACTAGAAATTCCTAAAAGAATTGCACCTAATACACCAATAAGCATTGTG